CCCCCCACAATATTGCGGGCCAGCTTGACTTTGTCAAGCCGACACGCCGCTACCAACGATTAGGCAAATCATCTTTTCCGTCATTGTCGTTATCAAATTTTGCACCATTCCACATATACACGGCTAGCACAATTGGTGAGAATAAGAATGCAATTAATAAAATTCCAATTAAGGATCCGAGAATGTCATACATCATTTTTTACTCGCAGAAAATCTAATATCCGCTTTACCGTATACGCATAGGCCACAAGATACGCAGGCGGACCCATTGCTAGAGATAAGAGGAATACTCTTCATATTCTCAGGACACTTAGCGCCAGGCTTGCCAGTCAATTCTTTCATTGTGTCTTCGGTTGCAGCGAATGTCTTTCCTAGATAAGCAAGGCGGACCTTAGAATTAGTTTTCAAATCGAATGCTATTTCTTTATTTTCATCATCGGTGGAATAGTAAAGAGATAGATTAGGAACATCCTTTAGAATAAGCGCTGCAGATTTTACACGAGTATAAACCCAAAATTGAACATCGGGATGATTTTCAATAATTACTTTCCAGGCATATGTATAAGTATCATTGAAGAAGTCCCCGTCCCAGTGGATACGGAATAACTTAGGAGCGTCTTTCTTTTCACAATCGGCGATAAATTCTACAATCATCTCATCTAATAGAATAAGCATTGTATCCATATCGGCATTGCGTAGCAATTCCCAATTGTGTAGCAAATTAGTTTTTACTCCAGGGAATAACTTTTCGAGTTTTCCTGCGTAGCAAACGCTTTCACAAATACTAGTGGCACCAGGGCACGAGTAAGCTTTTCCAGCAGGTAATCCGAAAGTGTTAGCAATTGCGGCTTGCTTTCCATTTTTTGTGACAAGGTTAGCCACCTTTCTATCGTTAGAGCGTTTTAGTTTCATAGGGGTAATTATAGCGGTAGCCTCTGACATATTAGTAATCCTCATCCATACCGTGACCTGCAGACGCTAGAGCGTCAGAATCAGACCAGCCAATAGTTTCAAAGAATTCCATTTCCTCAGACGCATAGCATTCAGCGCAGATATAATCATCGCCATAAATTTCATATTCTGAATCATTGTCAAAAGTTTCTTGAGCGCCACAAATTTCATAGTTCAAGCAAGATACTGTAAATAGTTCCATAATGGACCTCTTTCGTTGGTAGATACGGAAATTATAGCAGAATGAACTGACATATCAAAATCGACACGCCGTAGAATTTCAGGCAATTTGGACATGTGTCGTAATTCACACGAAGCCCCCACAAAAGAGCGGGCAGCTGCATATTTATGCGCTAATCTGAATATTTATTTTTATGTTTGATCTTGCGTGTGTATTTTTTTTTATTGCGAACAGGTTGCGCCGCATTACTGCGGCGCAATTCCTGAATGCGTTTTACTTTATCTTGAAGTGAATTTAGGAACATTGTATCCACTCGCTTCGTGAAATCGTTTTACATCAAATCTCGGATTATCAACCGCAAACATTTCCGCAAAATCATTTACGATTTTAGAAAATAAAGCAGGGTGAGTTTTATCGCTGGCATACTTTAGAATTTCTGCCGTTGCTACATAGTCTTTTCGTGTCATCATTTTGCTACGACCATTCCGCTACGATAAAAGTTTTTTGTATAGCATTTCAATTCGGGAGTGTAAATATTTACAGTTGAGAATTCATCAGCAAATCCCCAATCGGTGAATTTAAAAAACGCTGACCACGCTTCCATTTCATCATAGTAATCGCCTTGCCAGTGTGGGGCATTTCCGTCATAGGCTAGAGTTATTTTATACATTAGTTTCCCTTTCGTTAGTTGAAAAATAAATCTTGTTCTTTGCCGAAATCACAATCGCAAGTTTCGACATCAAAATTATTGTTATCGCCAAAAAAGATTAGACCCGTTGAGTTGCACTCTGAGCAATCTATTCGCATTACTGAATTTATCATTAGTGTTGTTCCTCGCAATCTTTGTCATAGTCAAATCCGCAAAAGTAGCAACCCATAAATTCTAGGTGTTCGATACAGTAATACTTAAATTGACTTTCATCACAACAAAAATGTTGCTCGTCTGCGATTTCATAGAAATCGGTTTTGTCGATTATGTTTAACATAGTTTTCCTTTCGTTTGTTTATTTAGTTATTGTATCAGGTAGCACTGACAAATTGTGTGAGGGTTCTTACTTACGACATTGAGCGAGGACTCCCTCTAAACTGCCCCTGTTTCGATTTTATTTAATCGGAAGTTTTTACCGCTAAATAGCGGTAAGTATCTTTTAGATTTAGTGGTGCAGAATAAATTGGGCGTACCTGCACTTTGTAAGTATCTGCATTTGCATACCAGACACTATCATTTTTTTCTGCTGAGATAATTTCTCCAGTAAGAGAATTTGAGCGATACATTTTTCCTACAAGTAGGCTTTCGATTGTGTAGACATTTGCTGACATTTGAGTCCGCCTTTCGTTTGTTGATAGTAGCAATTATAGCCTAACCCACTGACATTTTCACATTACTAGCCAGTAAGTCCAAATACTGAGACGCTCAAGCGGTGTGATAGTAATCACATCGATATGTCCGTTTTGTCTGTCAAATCGACACGCCGCAAATTTCACGGGATTTTATAACAATGTCGTAACGACACGCCCGACCCCGTGCCTTTGCGGGCGGATCACCTTTGTCAAGGCGACACGCCGCTATCTATTGATAATCTTTTAGTATTTCCTCTAGCTGATTTATTTGCTCATCGGTTAGGTGATCTAATTGAATTGCTTTTTCAAATCCGAATAAGTCGCTCATTCATTTTCCATTTCTGCTAAATAATCCTCGTGTTCAACTAAGCCAATCGCAAATGCTACTGGGTCGCAACATTCTAAAATTTCGGCGGGTGTAAAAGTAGAGTAACCAATCTTTACACTAGGGTAAATGTCGTTTAGTAAATCAATAAAACTTTCCTTGATTTCTAAATCTTTTTCAAATTGTGTTTTCTCCATTAGAGCGCACCTTCCTGAAATAATCCGATTTCTAAATCTAGTAATTCGTTAGGTGTTGCCTCGGATAAATCTACCCAGCCAGCACCCTCATCATCTATGCGAAAGATTTCTACATAACCCATTTATTCTGCCTCCTTAGTATTGAATAGAGAGGACATCTTATCATTAGCCTCTGACATTGTTGCGATAGCCTTCAATAGGCTTTCCTTGCGTGTGGCTTCTACATAAGCCTTGTATTCATCTAGTGTCATTTTATCGACCTTTCGTTGTGGTTATAGTAGGTAGTATACACGAGCACACCGACATTATCAACACGACACGCCGTGTTTCAAGAAATCTTTCTATGTGATAAATCTCACAAAATTCCAGGGGTCCTAGTAGGTACCCGTAACGACACGCCCGACCCCGTGCCTTTGCGGGCCAGCTTGACTTTGTCAAGCCGACACGCCGTGTTAGTTATGTGATTCTCGCCACATTTCTTTAGTGTCCTCGATCATCTCACGCCATACAAGGCGGAGCATAATTAGGGCGGGGATACCGATACCTAATTGGACTAGCGTAGTTAGTATGCGATTAGTAGTCATTTACGAGTACCCCATTTCTTATAAGCCTTGTAGGCTACTACCGCTAAGGCGGTAAGAATAATAGTGTGCCAAGGTAGATAGATAGCCCCTAAGAAACTATCTAATTCAAATCCGTATTCGTTAGTTATGTGTAATTCAAATCCGTTGATAGTCATTACTTAGTTTCTACCTCTCTAATGTTGTAAGTGAATCCCTTACCTAGTTTATTTAGTTCAGCGATTACCGCTAAGATTTCTTCGGGCTTGCTAGCCTTTTGATTGACGGCTAATAGTTGAGAGCCTTGCCATAGTGTGTAAGTGATAGTCATTATTAGTTCTCCCAAGTTAGTGCGAATAGTTTTGCTAGTGCCTCATCATCTGAGTCATCAAAGTCATCTAGTGGAGGTTGTTCCTCATCTACCTCATCTAAGTATGAGTAAGCATCTGCGACATCTGATTGGATAGTATCCCATTTAGAGATTGAGTTAGTTTCGTATGAGTAAGCGTATGACATTTAGTGCCTCTTTCGTTGTTGTTAGTTAGTTGTTGAGCGGTTATTTGCTAGGCTCACCTTTCGGATTATTTGCTAGGCTCACGCTCTAATTCTTATTTAGTTGTATGTCGTTATTGTAGCCGATAGGGCTGACATTTAGGGGGACTTAGACCCTTGTGTCCGTGTGATTTACCTCACACAACAAGCGCAATAGGTAGGTAGGCTAAAGAGGTGCTTTAGCAACGCCTTGCGTTCATAGGTAGTCAATTCGGGGTGGTTAGACTTCACGCCCCCGTGTTGGTATTCATAGACGATTGCGTCTAGTGTTTTTTGAGTGAGCATTTGATTGCTCCTTTCTTTAGCGGATTTCTTTACCGCTTGTTTTTCTTTATATATTTATTCTAGCAGGGGGGACTGACATTTAGACCCGTTTCTCGGGCGTGTCGCAAATAAATCTTAGAAAACCCCTGTGATATGCGCCACAATCACGCTCAATATGTGCGGTCTATCCAAAATGTCCGATTTTTTCTGTGGTGTGTATCGTACAAGATAAAAATATATTAACATTTTCTGAAATATGAAAAGATAGTTAACTAAAAATAAGTGGTAAAATTATAATATGAAAAATTATTTAACTGAAGATAAGCGTGTGTGGGAAATAGAAAAATTTCTATCAGAAGAAGAGCTATCTATGCTTGATTCCCATATAGAAAAAACAGAGTGGGTAACTCAAGAGGGTTGGTCAAACCCATTGTGGTTTAACAACACGTCCGTGTTTCCAGATCCTAGTTTTATAATAGATAAAGTTAGTGCTGCAACTGATCATGCATACAGCTGGAATAGTATCGGCATCATAATGAGAATTCCAATTGGCGGAGGATTAAATTCACATGTTGACAATTATAACGATCCCAAAAGTGGCGAAAAAAATAATTTTATGTCTGCAACTCTTTATTTAAACGATAATTATGAAGGTGGGGAACTTTATTACGAATACTTAAAGATTGACTATAAGCCTAAGCGTGGGTCTATAGTATTTCATCCAGGATTTGAAAATATTTATAAGCACGGAGTAAGAAAAGTTACTGGCGGGTCGGACAGATATGCAATGGGGCTAGTTGGGAAAAGCTTGACATAGAATTTGTAAATAGTATACTTCCAATAGGGGGGTCGGGGGGTCAGCAAATCAACAAATAATAAATATTAAATATATAAGACCTAAGACCTAAGATCAAGTGATAAATAGAATGATACAATAAAGTATGAAAAAAGTATACCTAATAGGAGATTGCCATACTACCAGAGTTTGGGAGCATTGGAATCCAGAAACTTGCCCAGTAGATTTTAAAGCTTGGGGAATGGCAGGACTTACAGCTTGGTCATTTGATCCAGAAATATACTCAGCGGAAAATAAAAAATCAGAAGGCTTGGAAAATATAAACGAATATGTCGATAAACCACAAGAATGGTGGATAAGAGATTTTAACGAATTTCAAGATCCAGACATTGTTTTAGTGTGGCTTGGGTATGTAGACATAAGACAAAGACTAGTCGAGTACAATAATGCGGTAGAAGATGCATACCAGATGTTGGATAGGATTAGAGCCTACTACAGCAATTCTATAATACAAATAATAGAACCACTTCCACAATTTACAGAGATGCTATTAAAATATGATGGAATTTCTCCAACCTTTACATATGAAGATCGACAAAATCAAAATAATATTTTTTGCGAGTCACTAAGACAATATGCTCAAGAGCACAACATGTTGACTCCTATTAGTCAGCAGTCAATTAAAGATGCGGTGGGAATCCAAGAATTCACAACAGAGTATGCTGCAGATGTAATTAACCCAGATCAGCCATGGCATAACAAAAAGAAAGATGCTCTTAAGAAAGAATATTGGGAAAAAATATATAATCTATTTATTATTAAATCTGTATTGCAGTTGACTAGAATATAGAGTATACTGTAGATATGAAATGTGACTTTTGTGAAAACCCAAAGTATGTGGAGCGTATTAACGCTAAAGGCATACTTGAGAACTTTTGCACATCTTGCATCGAAAAATTAGTAGCAAACCGAATACGCTAGTCCCTAGGGGATATAGCTTAATCTGGTTAAAGCACTTGTCTTATATACAATAGATTCTGGGTTCAAATCCCAGTATCCCTACAAGGAGATAAATGATTATAATTAAATCAATTGCTAGTCCAGCAGGATCAGGATTAAACTTTGCTCAAGATTTATTGAGATTAGCTTTCAAGGAATACAACGTTAACTTTACTGCAGTGGGACATGAAAGAAAAAACATGGAAGAAACTGAAGGTAAGCAAATTGCACTTATTAGAAATCCATACGACACTATTGCATCTGGTGCTGAAAGATGGCTAAGAGTATCTGGACATAAGGATCACCTCGGGTATGCTCAGCTATTAGAAGAGTCTGATATAGAAGGCATAAGAGATTCTATTAAAAGAGAAGAAGAAAGATATTATGATTTCTTTTATAAAATTGAAGATTTAAATAGAGTTAAAATTGTTAGCTTTGAAACTCTTACTAAAAATCAGGATTTATTTATAGATATAGTTAAAGAGTACTATGATCTTGGCTATATGAAAACCAAAAAGGTTACAGACGAAGAGGTTTTTGATAAAGTTAGAGAAAGAAAAAATTTTAACAGGATACCTCGTGAGCAAGCTAGTGGCAGAACAATAATTAATCAATTAGTTTTAGAAATGTACCCAAAAGACCAATGGGAGTGTTGGAAAATTTATTTGGACATAAAATCAAGATTAGGAGAAAAGGTAGACGTATGAAAAAAGTATGGGCATTAGTAATTCTAATTGCGACAGCAATTCTTTCTGGAGCTATGCTCTCTAAATTTTTAAATTGGGCGGGAAGTCAAGAAATCTTTGATTTTGACCTAAATGAAGATATAGACAATGAAGAACTCTCAGCTCTATAAGTCAGTCGCAATATTTGCATGTATCCTAATGGGTCTATATATAGGATATCTATATTTATCCTAGTTGACTAGAATATATGATTATTGTCTTTGTCAGATTCTGTCAGAATAGGTCTTAAAAGGGCCTAGAAGGCTAATAGAGAATTTAACCAGTGTAACTGGTACAACTTTACTCAAAGAGCCTTATTTGGCCTTGTGTCGCTTAAACTTTAATATATCAATAAATAAAGAAATTTTCTTCTCTATCTTTTTTTCTAACAAGGCTTCAACAGATTCATTCTTAAAATGATCTGTTTGAAAATATGGGCTACTCATCATCTTGCTAAAATGGTCTCTAGGCATATATACCTCCCAAATTGCTTCTTCTACCGCCGCACTTTTTCACTTTCGCACTATATGGCGTTATTTATCTTCTTTAACAAAGTTATGATTAAACTCTTTTGCAAGCTCTACGCCCTCTAGGCCAGATGCCTGCATAATTGCTATTCTCTCATCTGTAAACATTGGGTTTACCTTGAGAGGCTTAAGCCATTCAGTGATTCTTTCTTCTGATCTATCGCCAATTTGTTCGTAGTACTCTTTTGTTCCATAGTTATAAAATGTTCCTGGATTATCCTCTGCCTTTAATACAAAGTTTGAGAAAGCATATCGGACGCCTGAAGTTACTTCACGTACTCCATGTGCGTAAGGATCAAATGCACTGTGGATAACAAGATCTCCTCTTTGTGGAGTATATTCAAAGCAAGGCTCTCCTTGTGCAGGAGGAACGTTCCATCCATTTTCATCTATTCTTGGCACACCATCTGCGTGTATGCTTGGGTAGAATAATGCTCCACCTTCAAAGTTTCCAAAGTATGCAACTAGACCATAATCTAGCTCGCAGCAGGTATCATACTTATCATCTTGTGAAAGTAAGTGACATTGTCCTTTGCCAGGGCTGTCAGAGTGAATAAACATTCCGTTATCGCCAGGTCTTACATTTAAAATTGCTTGTGATGGGTGTATAACCCATTTTGGACCTATCAGCTCACTGATTAGCTCCCAAAACTCTAATAGTCTTTTTGGTCTAGGAGTTATCTTGTTAGTGTACCAACTAATCAGA